AACGGAGCATTAAATCAATTAGGAGCAACAACTATACTCTCACTTACAGAAGATAGTAAAAATGCTAGACTACTCAATGCTAGATATACTCAAGTTAGAGATAGTTTATTTAGAAATCATCCTTGGAATTGTTTGCAAAAAAGACTTGCATTAGCAGCAGACACAGACACACCTGCATGGGGATTTTCATCACAATTTACACTACCAACAGATTGTTTAAGATTATTAAGAATATTAGATTACGATAGCGATCACAAAGTAGAAGGTCGTAAAATATTAACAGATGCTTCAAGCATGAAAATTTTATACATATCCAGAGTAGAAGACCCAAATGAATATGATGAATTATTAAGAGAAACTTTATCAGCAGCTTTAGCAGCAGACATAGCTTATGCTATTACATCATCAAATCCTGTAGCTGTAAATATGTATAATCTCTACAAAGAGAAACTAAAAGAAGCTAGATTTGTTGATGCAACAGAGGGTCAGAATATAGAACAAGAAGAGGGTATGGCAGATGCTATTGATGCTGGTACATTTATTAACTCAAGGTTTTAATATATGGCAAGAGTATCGGTACAACTTACAAATTTCACTGCGGGTGAATTATCACCTCGTTTAGATGGTCGTAATGATTTATCTAAATATCCTTCTGGATGTAAAACTTTAGAAAATTTTATTGTCTATCCACATGGTAGTGCAGCAAGAAGATCAGGTTCACAATTTATATCTGAAGTAAAAACAAGTTCTAAAAAAACAAGACTAATTCCTTTTGAGTTTTCAACAACACAAACATATATTTTAGAATTTGGCGATCAGTATATCAGAGTTTATAAAGATAAAGGTCAAGTTCAATCAGGTGGTTCAGCAGTAGAAATATCTACACCTTATCTTGAAGCAGAGTTATTTGATCTAAAGTTTGCACAGAGTGCAGATGTTTTATACATTTGTCATCCTAATCATGAGGTGGAAAAGCTATCAAGAACATCTCATACAAGTTGGACTTTAGCAGATGTAGATTTTACTAAAGGACCAATGCAAGATGCAAACACAACTACAACAACTTTAAATCCGGGAGCAACTGCTGTTGGCACTGGTGTTTCATTGGCAGCTTCAGCAACCACAGGAATAAATAGTGGATCAGGATTTCAATCAACAGATGTTGGTAGATTTGTTTTTTTGCATGGTGGATATGCAAAGATTACAGGTGTAACAGATACTACAAATGCAACGATTGAAATACTAACAACATTAAGTGCATCTACTGCTACAGCAGATTGGAGACTTGGAGCTTTTTCAGATACTACAGGTCATCCTTCTTGCGTAACCTTTTTTGAACAACGATTAGTTTTTGCAGGAACAACTAATCAACCACAAACAGTTTTCTTTTCTAAATCTGGTGATTATGAAAACATGGATGCTAATATTGGTGGAACGATAGCAGATAGTGATGCAATCATTTATACTATTGCATCGAACCAAGTTAATGCTATTCGTTTTATGACCGCTACAAGAACATTAATTATTGGAACAGCAGGTGGTGAATTTTCAGTTTCAGGGGGAGGAGCAGATGTTGCAATTACTCCAACAAATATTTTAATTAAAAAACAATCAAATCATGGTGCAGCTAATTTAGATGCTTTGGCTGTAGGTAATGTTACTTTGTTTATGCAAAGAGCTAGAAGAAAAATGAGAGAACTTGCATATAACTTTGATGTTGATGGTTACATTGCTCCTGACATGACTATACTTGCTGAACATATTACTGAAGGTGGAATAACTCAAATGGCTTATCAACAAGAACCTAATCAAATTATTTGGTTAGTTCGTGGTGATGGTGAACTTATAGGATTTACTTATCAAAGAGAACAACAAGTAACAGCTTGGCACAGACATATTTTTGGTGGCAAGTTTGGTGAAGCAACTATTACAGTAACTGATTTTGCAAATATAGCAGATAATACAAAAATAGTTTTGACAAAATCAGATGGTACAAGCACAACCTTTAACTCTGCTACATCTGCTACGAGTGGTAAGTTTCATACAACATCTAGCAATAATCAAACAGCAACAAATTTAAAAACATTAATAGATGCAAATTCTGATTTCACAGCAACAGTAAGTACAAATACAGTTACGATAAAAGAAACAGCTCCTCAAGCTACAGGTTTTTTAACAATGACTACAGGTGATACAACAAGACTTGCATCTACAGATGAAGGAAAGGCTATTTGTGAAAGTGTTGCAGTTATTCCAACTGATGATACGGAATATGAAGTTTATATAATTATGAAAAGAACAATCAATGGTTCTACAAAAAGATACATAGAAGTTTTAAATACATTTGATTTTACTGAAACAGATAACACTACATTTAATTTTTTAGATAGCCAATTAGATTACAATGGCTCTGCTGCAACAACCATATCAGGTTTATCACACCTTGAAGGACAAACAGTTGCAATACTTGCTGATGGTGCAACTCATGCAAACAAAATTGTTAGTTCAGGAGAAATTTCACTAGATCGTTCAGCAACAAAAGTAAAAGTAGGACTTGCATATACATCTCTACTTCAAACAATGCGAATAGATGCCGGAGCAAGAGATGGAACTTCTCAATCTAAAACAAAAAGAATATATGAAATAACTATTAGATTGTTTGAAAGTGTTGGTGTAGAAGTAGGACCAGACTTAGATAATTTAGAAAGAATACCATTTAGATCATCTGCAAATGCTATGGACCAAGGTATAACTCCATTTACAGGTGATAAAGAGGTCGAGTTTAGAGGCAACTATGAAACTGATGGTTTTGTATTTGTAAGACAAACTCAACCTTTACCTTTAACCATTTTATCGTTATACCCAAGGCTAGTAACAAATGACGGATAAAACACTACATATAGTACCCTACATATCAGATCATGGTAGATTGATTATGCAAAGCCAAATGAACCATGTATTAATGCAAAAAGATGCAAGTTATTTAGAAGAAAGTATGGATTTAGAAGAAAAGAATTTAGCATTTTCTGGTTTTATTAATAGCAATCTTGTTGCTAGTGCAGGAATGAAATTGTTATGGGGGGGTGTTGCTGAAGGTTGGGTGTTAGCAACTCAGGATGTGTGGAGACATCCTATCGTCATTGCTAGAGCAATCAAAAAAAATTTTGAAGTTCTAGCAAAGAACAATAAAATCAAAAGAGTTCAAACAGCAGTGAGAGCTGACTTTGATATTGGTTTGAAGTTTGCTAAATGGCTTGGTTTAAAAAATGAAGGTATGATGGAATACTATGGTATTGATGGTAGCCATCATTATAGATATGCGAGGATATTTTAATGAGTGCAGTATTTAATATAGCAGCAGCACAACAAGCAAAAGCGATTGGTAAATATAATCAACAGATTGCTGAAAGAAATGCAAAAGTTAAAGAACAAGAAGCAGAAGCAATACAAAATAAATTAGAATTAGATATTCAAAGATTTGATAAAAAATTTACAGAGCTTCAAGGAAAAACTAAAACTGCTGTACTTAAATCAGGTGCAACTTTATCTGGATCAGGTTTAAGAATTTTAAGATATAATGCTGAACAGGCGGAAGTAGAAAAAAATATTATGAGTTACAATGCCAAAATAGGACAACAAAGAAAATTTGAAGAGGCTAACTTTGCTCGTATGCGAGGAAGTCTTGCAAGAATGGAAGCTAAACAAGCAGAGCTTGGATATTATGCTCAAGCTGGAGAAAGTTTATTAAAAATGTACGGAGATAGTTAATGCCAAAGATACCAACATTTTCATCGCAAGGAACAATTACAACACAGGCTGGTGCTGTAACTACAAATATACAAGCTAATCCAAGAGCAACAACTGCCGGTGCATTAGCAGAGGGAGCTAAAGTTTTAGAAGATTATTATATTAAACAAAGAGATAATAATGAAAAACTAGAAGCTAGAAAAAAGTATTATGAATTAAAATCTGAAAAAGATAAAATTTTTGAAAAATATGAAAACAATCCAGATGAGTTTGCTTCAGTAGAAGGTTTTAACAAAGAGTATGATGCAAAGAAAAATAATGTTTTATCGGGTATAAAAAATAGAAGAGTTAAAAAAAGACTTACAGATTTATTAGAAATAGATATTGCTGAAGATGTTTATAAAGTTAAAAAAAACTCTTTCAAAGCATTTGAGAGAGAAGACACTGAAAGCTATAACAATATTCAAAATACTTTAGCTAACGAATACGATCTTGAAGAAAACGAAAATCTTAAAAATGAAATTCTAATGAAAAGAATTATGGAGGCTAGAGATTTTGCTGAAAGACATGATTTAGGTTCAGCTTGGTTAAAAGAAGAGGAAAGAAAAATTAATGGTGATAGCGAATTATTTAATGCAGAGAAAGCTATTGCTAATAAAGATTTCAAAGGTGCAAAAGAAATATTAAGAAACTCTACATCAATAGATAATGAAAGTTTAGAAAATGAATTATTAAAAATTGAAAAACAAGAAGTTGAGTATAACGAGACAAGTTTTCATTCAACAAATATAATTAATGGAAACAATACATTAATTGGTGCAGATTTAAAAAATACTACAGAAAAAAAAGTATTACAAAATACAGAAAATATTTTAATTGCAGCAGCAGATAAATCAAACTTTAATGCAGCAGCAAAGTTTGCTTATGTTGATGAAGTGTTTGCTAATACAGGACTTTTGTCTCCAAGTTATAAAGATTTACTTCAAACTGGTTACGCAACAGGATCAAGTACATCTTTTGATAATGAGGCTGACATTCCTGCTCAACTAAAAACTGCTGTGCAAATAGCAGAGATCGCAGATAGAACTGGAAGATTAAATCTTTATACCTCAAGTGAAGAAGAAAGATTTTATAAAAATGTAATTGTTTTAAAAAAAATTGTTGGCTTAAATGATTTTGAAGCAATTAAAAGAGCAAAAGAATTTGAAATGAATTATGACAAAAAAATGATGTCTGGTATGACTAAACAAAGAAATAGAGCTTTAGACGAAATAGAAGGAAAATTTGAAGATGTTAAAGCAACAAACATTGGCGAAGTTAGAACATACGCTTCAAGATTATATGATATTTATATTTCAATAGGAGTTGATGATAGAAAAGCAAGGGAACAAGTTGTTGAAGATATAGATAAAAATTTAATTGAAATAGATAATCATGCTTATTTTAAAAGAGATATTGAACCTTTCAAAACGATTGGTGGACTAGATCAAGTTAAAGGTATGAAAGAATACATTTTAGATAAAAGAATAGAAGGAGCTGATAAAGACGAATATTATTTAAGACATAATGGAGGTGGTCAATTTGAAATAAGAAGAAGAGTTGATTTATCACAAGTGTATGGAGATGATAATCAAACTTTAATATTTTATCCAAAGGATTTATATAAATTATATAAAGAAAGAGAAGCTGAAGGTAAAGAAGTTATCAAACAAGATACTAGAACTCTGCAAGAAAAGAAACAAGAAGCTAAACAAGAAGCAGAAAGTTTTGAAGGTATAAGTCCGTAATGTCTCAAGGAACTAATTTAGATTTAATTTTAAATACAGATTATTTAAGTATTGATGATGAAAAAATACTTAAAGAACAACAGGAAAAAGAAAAAATTACTTTAGGTGAAGGTGTTTCTTTAGCTATCAAACAAGAACAAATACTACCTTCAATATTAAGATCATTTTCTGGAAGTGAATATACGCCTGATTATGATTTTAGAATTGATAATGATTTATTTGATGAGCTTTCAGATGGTATTGATCCTAAATACTGGGATGAGTTTTCAAATGCTAGTTCAAAAGCTCAAGCCTATCACATTAGACAAAGAATATTAGATGCTCAAGAAGCAAATAAGAAATTAAGCACATTGGGTTTTAAAGGTACAGCATTAAGAGTAGGTGCAGCAATATTAGACCCAACAGCTTTAGTTGCAGATGCTGTTACCTTTGGACTTGCTAGACCTTTTATCTACGCAAATCGAGCATCAAGATTATCTAAATATATTCGAGCTGGTTACATTGGTGCGGGTCAAGCATCTTTAGTTACAGCTCCTGTAGTTCTTAACGATCCAACAAGAGACATAGAAGAAATAGGTTATGCAGCATTGATGGGTGGTGCAATAACTTCAGGATTAACAAGATTTCTTGGACCAAAGCATCCAGATATAAATAAGTTTGATGCTAAATCAAAAGAACTAGGATTATCTATTGAAAAACAAAATCTGAAAGATGAAGGTTTTAAATTCACAGATAAAGGTAATAAATATTTTGGTCCAGAAAAACCTGCAAACATAAATGAGAATATTGATGAGGTAGATGATTTATTAAAAGAACAAAAAGTAAAAGCTAGACCAAGTAACAAATATTCTAAAGTTGAAAAACAAATGATTAAAGATATTGAAAACGAAGTATCAGGTGATGAGTTACTTGATAATTTTTTTGATCGAATAGGTATAACTCCAGATGTAGGCTTTGCAAAAGGAAGATTTGATAAATCTTCTTTTTTAAGAAGATCAGATAATCCATATATGAGATCAACATCAGAAAAATTAGCAGAAGATACAGTTGGAAATAAAGATCATTCAAGATCAATTCTAACTGCCGACATACATAAAAACAATTATGCAGGAACAAGGTTAGTCAGATTTTATAAAGAATACGAACCTGCTTTCAAAGATTATTTAAAAGAAATAGGTAAGTCAGATAAATTTGCTGCTTACAATCTTATGGATCGTATGGAGTTTGGAAATTTAGTTTCAAGAACAATTCGAGGTGAGGTATCAGATTTAATTTCAGTGCAAAAAGGTGCAGATGCAACAAGAAAACAATTTAAAAAAATGTTAGATGACTTAAAAGAAAGTGGAGTTGAAGGAGCTGCTCAAGTATTAGATAATCCAAATTATTTTCCAAGACATTACAATATAAATAGAATTGTAGAAGTATCGGAAAAACTAGGAGGTGAAAGTAATTTAGTTAATTTTTTAAAAAACTCTTTAGTTAAAGGTTCTACAAAATTAAATGAAGTTGATGCAAAAGAGATTGCAGGTCATATTTTACACATGGTTAAAAGAGCCAAGTTTAGTGATGGCTTATCTGTTGATAGAATATTAAATACTACAGATGAAATTGAGTTAAGAAACTTAATAAAAGATTATACTGATCTTCCTGATTTAGATACGAATAGATTAGTAAAAATATTATTAAAACCTCAACCACCTCAAGTTCCAGCAAGATTAAGACGAAGAGCTACATTTGACGAAACCCATGAAGAAGTAATTAATGGTATTAAAGTAAAATTTAGTGATTTATTAGATAATAATGCAGAAGGTGTTATAGGTGCATACATCAATCAAATGTCAGGTCATGTATCTTTAGCAAGGGTTGGTATTAAATCAAAAGAAGATTATTTAAAAATTTTAAATCAAGTTGAAAGAGGTTATGAATTACCTGAAGTAGCAAAAAAATATTCTTCTATAATAGGAAGAGATAGAAAAAAAAATGAATTAGCAACGCTTGAAACTATTTATAAAAATATAATTGGTATTCCAACTGAAAGAGACATAACCGGTGCAGCAGCTAGAATAGCAAGAAATTTTAGAAAATATAATTATGCCAATGTTTTTAATCAAGTTGGTTTTGCTCAAATACCAGAACTAGGAAATATTATAGGAACTGCTGGAGTAAAAAGTTTTGTCAAATATATACCTGAATTTAAAAATATAGTAACAAGAGCTAGAGATGGAAAATTATCAAATGAATTTTTAGATGAAATAGAAACAGTTATATCTGGTACTGGTGCAAATCGTTTAGTTGATAGTGTTATCAATAGAACAGATGATTTTGCAGGTATGACTACAAAGGTTGGAAAAATAGAAAAAACTCTTGATGTAGCTACAAGAATAACATCTGATTTTTCAGGATTTCATGCAGTTGATACTTTTTCAAGAAGAATGGCTGCTATATCTTCTTTTGATAAACTAGCAAGATTTGCAACTGGAGAAATAAAATTAAAACCAAGTGATATTAGAAGATATAGAAATATAGGTTTTAGCGATGATGAGTTACAAGCTGTATTTAAAAACATAAGAGAAAACTCTAGTTTTGTTGAAGGTGGATTAACAGGTAGAAAAATAAGAAGATTAAATATTGATAGTTGGAAAGATCAAGATTTAGTCAATCGTATGACACTATACATGAACAGACATTTAAGAAGAGTTATTCAAGAAAACAATTATGGTGAAATGATGCGTTTTGGTGCTGCTGACAGCACATTAGGTAAAGTTATATTTCAATTTAAAAACTTTGTAACAACCGCATATTCAAAACAATTACTACATGGATTGCACATGAGAGATTTTACATTTTTTTCATCATTTATGACATCAACTATGTTGGCTTCATTAGCTTATGTTGCTCAACAAAATTTACAACTCATAGGTAAAAGAGGTGAGGCAAGAGAAGAGTTTATTAAAAATAGATTATCTTTAGAAGCAATAGGTTCAGCAACATTTCAAAGAAATACATTTTCAACAATAATTCCTGCATTTCTTGATACAGGATTATATTTAGCAGGAGCCGATCCTTTTTTAAATTATAGAACATCTGGACTTGAAACTAATTTATTAACTGGTAATCCTACAGTTGCTTTATTATACAAAATAGCTGGAGCTACTAGAGCAACCGGAAAATCAATAATTGATGATGATTATGATTTTAGCAAAAGAGATGCTTATAAATGGTTAAGAATAGCTCCATATCAAAATATGCTAGGAGTAAGGAATATTTTGCAGTATATGATAGATAAAAATGATTTACCAAGAACATCTAATTAATAGACAATGAGACTAATTTTTAATATATACCAACTATGACAATATCTACAACAAGTATAAAAAATTCATATTCAGGTGATGGTTCAACTACTAGCTTTGCCTACACCTTTAAAATATTTGCAAACAGTGATTTGCAAGTCATCATAAGAAGCTCCACAGGGTTAGAAACTGTTAAAACAATAACTACGCATTACACTGTTGCCGGTGCTGGTGATGCTTCAGGAGGATCAATTACTTTCACATCAGGTAATATTCCTGCATCTGGTGAAACAGTTGTAATTCGTAGAGCTTTACCACAAACACAATCAATAGATTATATTGCTAACGATCCTTTTCCTGCTGAAAGTCATGAAGAAGGATTAGACAGAGCTATGATGGCTATTCAACAAGTTCAAGAAGAATTAGATAGATCAATAAAACTATCAAGAACTAATACAATGACTTCAACAGAATTTACAAACTCTGCATCAGACAGAGGCGGAAAAGTTTTAGGTTTTGATAGTGCAGGTGAATTAAATGTAACATCAGAGATTGGTTCTAACAAAGGTAATTGGTCTGCGGGTACTGCGTATGTAGTTAGAGATATTGTTAAAGATACATCAACAAATAATATCTTTATGATTAACACAGCTCACACATCCTCTGGATCACAACCTTTAACAACCAATGCTAACTCTGCTAAATATGATTTATTAGTTGATGCAGCTACTGCAACTACTCAAGCCTCTAATGCTGCAACATCAGCAACCGCAGCAGCGAGTTCAGCTACAGCCGCAGCTAGTTCCGCTACAACAGCTTCTACTCAAGCATCTAACGCATCAACTTCTGCATCTACCGCATCAACACAGGCGACTAATGCAGCTAGTTCAGCAACTGCCGCAGCCGCAAGTGCTACAGCAGCAGCAGCTAGTGCGGATGCTTTTGATGACACTTATTTAGGATCAAAATCTTCAGACCCATCAGTCGATAACGATGGTGATGCTTTAACCTCTGGAGATTTATATTTTAATACAAGCACTAATAGACTTCGTGTTTTTAACGGAAGTGCTTTTGTAGAAATAGATAGTGGTATGACTAGCTTTACTGTTGCAGGATCAAGCGGTTCAAGTCAGACTATTTCTAATGGAAATACATTAACAATCGCTGCGGGATCAGGTATTAGCACAACTGGGAGTGCTACTGATACAGTTACAATAGCTGTAACAGATGATCCAACAGCTCTTGCAATAGCGTTAGGATAGAGATAAAAGGATAAAGGAGGATATAAATGGCAAACACTTTCAAGACTGTTACTTTTGCAGCCGAACCAGCGTCAGCAGGTACACCTTATGTGATGTACACTGTTGGAGGTTCGACAACTACTGTAGTTCTTGGTTTAGTTCTTGCAAACATACATACAACTTCTGTAACAACTGAAGTGGAACTTGTCAGTACAACTTCAAACAGAGGTGGTAACAATAATGTTGCAAACGGAACATCATTCTTAATTAAGGATGTAACCATACCTTCAGGCAGTTCCCTAGAGGTTTTATCTGGATCAAAAGTAATATTAGAGACAGGTGATAAAATTCAGATTGACTGTTCAGTAGCTGATAAATTATCAGGTACGCTTTCAATAATGGAGATCACATAATGTATATTGGTAAAAAACCTACACCAGCACCTTTAACAAGTTCAGATATTCCTGATTTACCTGCAACAAAAATTACATCAGGAACTTTTCCAGCTTTGAATGGAAGTAACTTAACTAATATTGATGCTGGAAAAGTTTTACAGGTTGTTTCTGGAACTGATAATACCCAATATGAATTAACTTCTTCAAGTGCTACAACAGATCAAGCTGGTTCTTCTGCATTTTCAATAACACCATCAGCAACATCAAGTAAAATTATGGTTAATTTTCAAATTGGTCAAATCATGTCAAAAGATGGTTCAGGTATTAGAATGAGAATATACAGACAAATAGCTGGTGGCGGTTATTCTCATGTAACTGCGTTATCAGGTGCGGCAAGTGGTAGTAATAGTCCAGCCGCATTTGCTGGTAACTTTGGCTCACACACAGATTCAGAAGATGAAAATAGAACAAGAACTATTGGTGGTTCTTTTGTTGATAGTCCTAACACAACAAGTCAGGTTGACTACAAACTTTATTTTGGACAAGGTGATACAGGTACAAGATATGTTTATGTCAATAGAACAAGAGGAACAAGTGATAGCGTATATAGAAATCAAACTTTAACCCATGTAACTTTATTTGAAATAGGAGCATAATGATATTAGAAGCTATACATAAAATAAATCCAAAAGCAGAATGTACTGTTAAAAATGGAAATCTTGACACTATTGAATGGCACGATGGAACTGACCCTATTTCAAAAGAAGAAATAGAAGTAGCTTTAAAAGAAGTACAAGCTGAATATGATGCAAAAAAATATCAAAGAGATAGAGCAAAAGAATATCCATTAATAGTAGATCAACTAGACGACATTTATCATAATGGTATAGATGGTTGGAAACAAACAATAAAAGCAGTAAAGGACAAATACCCAAAAGGATAATTTATGGCATATATAGGAAAAGAACCAGTAGTAGGAAATTTTCAAGTTTGTGATGCAATAAGTGTAGTCAATGGACAAGCGGCTTACACAATGCAAGTATCATCAACTAATGTAGTGCCAGAAAGTGCAAATCACATGCTTGTTTCTTTAAATGGTATCTTACAAAAACCCGGATCATCATTTACAGTTTCAGGTTCAACAATAACTTTTGCATCTAATTTAGCAACAGGCGATGTTATAGATTTTATAATGTTACTTGGTAATGTTCTTGATTTAGGTGTGCCAAGTGATGCTACAGTTACAGATGCCAAAGCAAACTTTGTATCAACATCATCTGCGGCTGGGTTACAGATAAAAGGTGATGGAACAACTGATGGTACTTTACAACTTAATTGTAGTCAAAACAGTCATGGTATAAAATTAAAATCTCCAGCACATTCTGCTGGTCAAAGTTATACTTTAACATTCCCAACTACCGCACCATCATCAGGAAAAGCATTAATCACAGATGGGTCAGGTAATTTATCTTTTAGTTCTGCTGGTAGCTTTACAAAATTAGCAACAACGACAATTTCATCAGCAGTATCTGCTGTTAATTTTGATAACACAGTAGTTGGTGGATATAATTACTACCAAGTAAGAATGTCAAATATTGGTGTATCTAATGATGCAGATGATATTGGTATAAAATTATCAAGCGATAATGGTAGCAGTTTTGGTTCAATAGAAGCAACAAGAGCTTATCCTCAATCATTAGAAAATTCTGGTAATTATGATGTAAATTCAGCAGGAGATTATAGTTATCATTTATTAACACAAGATTCTGAAGCAACAGAAAGTACAGATGGAATTAGTGGTGCGATTGTTGATATTTTTAATGCAAGTAATGCTTCAAATCATAAACACATGATTTCACATAGTTTTACAAAAAATCAGAATGGTAGTTATTATGCTTATTGGACTACAAGTAGAAACCAATTAACATCAGCAGTAAATTATATTAGAATTAATAATGAAAATAATACTTTGGATAGTGGAACATTTACTTTATATGGGATAGAAAGCTAATGAAACAATATATTAATAACAAATTAGTTGATTTAACACCTGAAGAAAAAACAATTAGAGAAGAAGAAAGAAAAAAATATCAACAATATAAAAAAATTAGAAAAGATATTGAAACAAATATTGCTAATAAAAAAGCATCAGGAAAACAAAAATTAAAAGATTTAGGTTTAGATGATGATGAAATAAAAGCATTGATGGGGGTCTAATATGGCTCTACTCTTTGCTAAAAACAATTCCCTTTCATCAGTAACAGCACTCCCAACTTCAGTATCAGGTGGTGCTATGACTTTATTAGAAACTCAAACTGCATCAAGTTCATCTACAATAAGTTTTACTTCAAACATAGACTCTACTTATAAAGAATATATTTTTAAATTTATTAACTTGCACCCATCAGCAGATGCAGTAGCTTTTTTATTTAATATGAGTACAGATAGCGGCTCAAATTATAATGTAACGAAAACGACTACAATTTTTGAAGCAAGACATACTGAAGATGGTGGTACAAGTGGTCTTGCTTATTCAGGAAGAACATTATCAGAAGATTTAGCACAATCTACATCTTTTCAAAGATTGGCTAATAATGTAAGTTCTGACAGCGATCATGGTGTTTGTGGATATATAAATTTATTTGACCCATCTAACACTACTTTTGTCAAAAACTATATAGGTCTTATAAGTGTAGTAAATAATGGAAATGGTGCTTATCAATATTATAATGCTGGATATGGTAATACTGCAAGTGCAGTAAATGCAATTCAGTTTAAAATGGATAGTGGAAATATAGATAGTGGAACAATTAAATTATATGGAGTATCGTAATGACTTTTAGTTTAGTAAAACACAATAATAATTCTATATCAGCTATAACTACTGCTGGAACATTATCATCTAATCAAGTTTTAATAAAAGAACAAACTGCCAGTTCAAGTGCATCAATATCTTTTGTTCATGGAAGTTCAGATGTAGTATTTGATAGCACATATCCAATTTATAGATTTGTGTATATTAATATACACCCATCTGCTTATTCTTACCTTGCTTTTAATGCTAGTACAGATAGTGGGTCAAATTATAATGTTACTAAAACAAATACAACTACTTCTGCTTATCATGGAGAAAATGGTTCATCAGCAGATTATTATTATATTGATGCAGATTTAGCACAAGGAACAGGAGTTGCTAATATTACTGGTGGTGTCCATACTGATAGTGATAGTTCTTTAAGTGGTCAAATGTTTGTGTTTGCACCATCTTCCACTACATTTGTAAAACATTTTTTAACAGATAGTTCAAGAATGGACTATTCAGTTGTACCATATAATAATAGATGGATTACTTCTGGATATATGAATACTGCATCAGCAATTAATGGTATTCAATTTTCTATGACAACAGGAAATATAGATGCTGGAACTTTTAAACTCTATGGAATTAAAGGAAGTTAAATGTCAATAGTCAAGTTAAATAACAGATCAGTAAAAGATGTATCAACTTTTGGGTCAATATCTTCTCTTGGAAGTCTTGTGCATATTGCAACACAAACAGCATCATCATCATCAAGCATAAGTTTTACTTCAGGGATTGATAGCACTTATAAAGAATATATTTTTTATTTTGTAAATATTCATGCGGCAACAGATAATAGTGAGTTTTCTTATGCTTTTAGTTCTGATGGTGGTTCTAGTTATACTTCTGTCCAAAAACAAACCACATATTTTAGAAGCTATCATTATGAAGATGGTGTAAGTGGTGCTTCATTAGATTATAGGAGTAATCAAGATACAGCACTTGGCACAGGAAAACGACCATTATCTGAGGGTCAAGGAAATGCTAATGATGAAAGTTTATCAGGTTTTTTTCATTTATTTAATACAAGTGATACAACATTTGTAAAACATTTTATTGCTCAAACAAATTTTTCAGGAAGATTAGATTATACTATGAATTGCTTTTCGGCTGGATATGCAAATTCTACTAGTGCAATAAATGCAGTTCAGTTCTCTATGGACACAGGAAATATAGATAGTGGACAGATATTGCTATTTGGAGTAAATTAACATAAAAGGAGTATATTATGCCAAGATATAAATTAGTAAATGGAGAACGAATACAGTTCACAGCAGAAGAAGAAGCACAAAGAGACCAAGAAGAAGCTGATTGGGAAGCTGGTGCTTTTGAAAGAGCAATCGCAGATTTAAGACAAAGAAGAAATGCTTTGTTATCTTCTACTGATTTTTATGCTTTATCAGATGTAACAATGTCAGATGAAATGAAACAATACAGACAAGATCTAAGAGATATAACTGAGGGTCTATCAACAAAAGAAGAAGTAGAAGCTAAAGAGTTTCCTACTAAACCATAATTATGATTGAAAACGAGAAACAGTCGATTGCAAAATTAGATAAAGAAATTGCAGTAATTAAGACTGAAGTCTCGGAGATAAAAAATAATCACCTTGCACATATCAAAAAAGATATAGATCGTATCTTATATATTCTTGGAGCTGTAGGTATTGCAGTTCTAGGTGAACTCTTCATCCTGCTAAACAAAGTTCTATAGTATTATCCACATTTATAGTGTAGTAAAAACTAATGAAGTTTTTGCTAGTAATGGTTATATGTTCCTCGACTTATAGTAGTTGTATGCCTCCGGTAGAACACACTACTTACTATTCAGATAGTTATACTTGCTTGATTGATGGTTATAGAAAATCAGAAAGCCTGTTGATAACTATTGGATCAGAAGCTGTTAATCGAGATGGACTATATGTGAAGTTTGATTGTAGATTAATAGATAATGTCTAGGCGAAAGAAAGCAGTAAAAGGATTAGAAAGCGAGTTAATTGTGCAACTTAAACTCGTAAAAGACCCTAATTTAATAGTATTTACCCCTGTGGGTGGTCTTGGACCAATCGATATTATTACTTTAAATTTATCTACAGGTGAATATACTGCTTATGATGTCAAAAGTAAAAATTATAGATATAAGAACTACACTGGCTCTGATGGTTATAGACGGAATACGAAAGGCAGTCTTATCTATAGAAAAAAAACAAAAGAACAAAAAAGGCTCAAAGTCAAAATAATATATCCATGAACTTATCCAGAAATTTTACATTACAAGAATTAATTAAGTCAGATACAGCAATAAGAAAAGGTATCGATAACAATCCTAATGCCGATCAAATAGAAAAATTAAAACTACTTTGTGAAAATATTTTACAACCCGTAAGAGATCATTTTGGTAGAGTTACAGTTACCAGCTGCTATCGATCTCCAGAGCTTTGTGTTGCCATAGGTTCGAGTTTGACTAGCCAACATTCAAAAGCAGAGGCTGTAGATTTTGAAGTGATAGGTACAGATAATGCTGAAGTATTTGATTGGATCAAAGATAATCTTGAATACGACCAAATGATTTTAGAATTTTATACTCCGGGTGAACCTAATTCTGGGTGGGTACATTGTAGTTATGTATCAGATAGTCCAAGAAAACAATTATTAAGAGCTTACAGAGAAGATGGTAAAGTAAAATATAAACCTATAATAGGTAACGCAAAGGATGTACTATGATGTGGAATGTTTTAGGAATGGGGATCAAGACCGCAGCAAAATTATATTCTGATAAACAAAAAACTAAAGAAGCATTATCAGAAGCTAGACTACTTCATGCAGAGAAGATGAAACGAGGGGAGATAGAATACAAAGGTAAAGTATTTGAACATCAGAAGGGAGACTGGAAAGATGAATTTGTTTTACTTACAATAAGTTCCCCTCTGTTTCTTCTTGCATATTCTGTTTTTGCAGAGGATGAGGATATACAAGCAAAGATAGATTTATATTTTGAAAAATTACAACAGATGCCATGGTGGATGATTTCACTTTGGGTTTCTGTTGTCGCTGCTATCTATGGTATCAAAGCAACTGAACTGACTAAATTTAAAAAATGAGTAATCAAATAGCAAAAATGTTTTCTCAAGTCTTTGGGACTAAAGTTACATTGAAAGCACAACAAGGATATGGCAAGAAAAAAGTTCAATCTCGAAAAATTACCTCACGAAAGAATACCAAAAAAAACAAGTCAAGGTAATCGTAAATCAAAGATGAAGTTTTCATCGATGAACAAACATAGGAAAAGATCATTCAAATCTTACAACCGCCAAGGCAAATGAAGTCTGTCATAATATTGTTGGTCGCAGCACACCTTGAATTTACTATAGATACGCCTTTACAAAGATACAAGATTACCTTCAAGGATAATTTTAATTGTTTTGATAAGATAGATGAGATAAGAGAGAAGATAGCTATTTACCATGAAGACATTAACAAATGGTTACTAAAAGACGGAAGGCAAATGGTCGGAGGATATTGCGAATGAAAAAAGATGATACAATTAAAGTAAGTTCAGAGAGCAAACTACAGCTCCCGTTAGCTAACTTGATTGGAATAATTATTATCGTTTCTGGAGCAGTGTTCGGCTATGCTAATCTTACTGGTAGAATTACAGCTCTTGAAACTCAAGATCAGCTAATGTCTAGTGATTTGTTAAAGAAGGCGGAACAAGAGCCAAAAAATTTAGAAATGTATATGTTGATTGAACACCTTGCAGGACAAATAGAAAATATTGAAAAAGAAATACAGGAAAGTAGATATAATAAAGTAAATATAGATCACTTAAAAGAGCAAGTGGATGTATTACAAAAACAAATAGATAAATTAAGAAACGGAGGTCATTAGTGGAATTAGTTTTTGCTTTATTGATGTATCTTGGCGATCCGCCAGTTTTGAAAGAACATTTATTAATGCCAAGTTTATCTGAATGTTTAGCTAAAAAAAGAATAGCAACAAGAAATTCTAACGCAGAATATGCGTGTATGAAAGTTAATGCTGTGGTAAAAGATGGTAAGATAATAAGTATATCAAAGAGTGATTGATGAGAAAGAAACATAAAAATCCTAGAGGTGGTTTGACAGCAGCAGGAAGAGCTTACTTCAAAAGAAAAGAAGGTTCTAATTTAAGACCACCTGTAAAATCAGCAAAACGAGGCACAAAAAATTTTAGAAGAAGAGTTAGTTTTGCAGCTAGATTTTCTGGTATGCGTGGTCGAATGAAAGATGATAAAGGCAGACCAACAAGATTAGCTTTAGCTTTGAGAGCTTGGGGTTTTAGAAATAAACAAAGTGCTGCTGCCTTTGCTAGACGAAATAAAAAAAGGTGAGAAAAAAGACTTGGAACAAGACTAAAAACAGGGTCTTTGTCTGTGGGTATTGTTTTATTTGTAATAAAGAGTTGTTGAATACTATGGGTGGATGGATTATAAACGGAGAGAAGAAATACTTTTGTCATGACGGAAGAGATGGAAGTTGTTTCGATAATTATTGTAACAATAAAGGAGAACAAAATGCCGGGACACAAAATGAAAAAGAAGCCTATGAAGAAAAAAGCAAAGAAGGCTAAAAAGGCTAAAAAAGCAAAAATGAGAATGTACTAATGCCGGGTAAAGGTAAAAAAAAGTACACAGCAAAGCAAATGAAGATTGCTAGAGTAGCGTTCCCAAGGGATAGCATTACAGCAGCAGACTTTAGAGCTTTGAGAAAAGGCAAAAAAAGAAATGCCAAGAAAAAAGCGTAAATCAACAGTCAATAAGTCGGGTAACTATACAAAACCCGGCTTACGAAAAAGAATATTCCAAAGAATATTACGAGCTAATGTTCAAGGAACGGCTGCTGGTAAGTGGAGTGCAAGAAAAGCTCAACTACTAGCAAAGCGATATAAAGCTGCTGGAGGAGGTTATCGATGAGAAAGATAAAAAAATTATGGAACAAGTTTGTCGCTTGGTTGTTTAGTGGCTATGACAAATAAAACAATCAAACCGCCTAAAGGTTTTCACTGGATGAAAAAAGGTTCTATTTACAAACTTATGAAAGGTGCTTATAAACCACACAAAGGAGCTGTGCGTGTAGCTAAATTTGCTGTGCAGAAAAGACATGGCTCTAACTAGAAGACAAAGGAGTTTAAAAGCATGGTCAAGACAGAAATGGCGAACCAAGTCTGGAAAAAAATCAAGTGTTACTGGCGAAAGATATTTGCCAAGTGCAGCGATAAGAGCCTTATCTCCAGCAGAGTATGCTGCTACGACAAGAGAGAAGCGTAAAGCTAAAAGACAAGGCAAACAATTTAGTAAGCAACCTAAAAGGATTGCTGCTAAAGTTAGAAAGTACAGAAGATTTAGCTAATCAATTCTATAAATTCAATAATCACAATTAGAGCTAACAAGATTGCAAGAATGGAATGATAAATATTCCATAGCAACCATTGTTTATTTTTTGAACTCTTCTTTGATCTCTTCATATTCCTCCCATATTCTAAAACCTTCGGTCCAAAGCTGTCTTTTATAAAACTTATTACGAAGATGATGTATGACTGTTGTATGATCTTTACCACCCATAAGCTCACCTATCCTTGGTAAAGATATATTCATTAGTTCCCTTAACAAAACAAAACATAATGATCGAGCTGAAGACACAGCTCTAGTTCTACAAGGTGAGAATATTTCTGTTCTAGTTATATCTGTTTTATCTGCAACTAGATTTATTAATTTTGATACATCACTTAATTTAGGATGATGATTATTTTTTTTATCTTTTGTCTTGACTAATTTTTCTCTAAAATTATATGCTTGTCTTTTTACTTTTTCTTCATGATGTTGCTTGGCTAATCGATAGCCTGTCTTAAAACCTATTCGATAAATGAATAATTGATTTGTGTTGTTTTCATAGCCATTTGTTTTTAATTTTTTTTTAATATCTGAAAGTTGTTTAATTAAGAGCATACGACCCCTATCCCTTTTGTTGTTTTTTCATGTCTTAATGCTTATCGCATTAAAAGTTCTTTAACTCTTTCGACTTTCCACATTAACCTAAAGCTATCTTTTTCATATTTATTAGCTTTAAATTTGTGTTCGAGATACTTATCATGTTTCTTTTGTTGTAAGTCTCTCAACCTCTGAAGTCGATGTTTTAGTTTTTCCATCGTTCTCCTTTTTTACTTTGGTAAAGTCAAATCTCACATCACTGACTTTACATTCTACAAACTTTCCTTTCTCATTGGGGTTTGCAGCTTTCTCGACATCATCAAATAGTTCTATATATGTAAAACTACAAGTTCCTTGTCGTTCCCTTTTATACACTTATCTATCCTCTTTGTCTAGGGTTGATTTGTGTAATTCTTTTGCGATTTTTGTATAGACTTGTAGATCATCGTAGCTATCAGCTTTGTAAGGTCGAAGTGTTCTAATTAATTTTAGACCCATCATAATTTTAGCTGCTTCGTGATCTTCTAGGTCATCTTTAAGTTTGTCTTGCAAGATAACGCTAAACATTACTGCTAATAATCTAAAGTTTTCTTTGTAATCCCCGTATTGTTTGGCTCGGTCTTCGAATATTTTTTTTAATCTTTTCTCGTCAATATCATTCATAAAATGTTAGGCGACTAGGCAGAGAAAAACAACTAATGATCCGAAAGAGGTAATTGAAAGGGAAACCTCCAAGAAAACTCCGCCTAGTCTCGTTCAAATTTAAACTCTTACACCTGTACCATATTGCGGCTTTGGTGCAAAGTTCTTTTTTTGACCACCTTTAGGGTGTTCTATTTTAAGATTACCCTGCTGTGGATTTCTCGGACTACTTGGAAAAAAGGTAAGATCGTATGTCCCCGCAGGGATTACAATATCTTCTTTTAAATTAAAGTTTTTCCATGTATGTGTCGGTCCATTATCAGATACATTTTCTTGTTTATATACATTAAAATATATAGCTGGTTCTGGTTTTCCACCTTTCATCATGATATTACTCCTTCATTTTCTAACATAGATTTCTTTTCAACCACCTTTTGCATAAGATTTGAATATCCATCATAGTTTGTTTGCTTATATTCTACTAACCAATCTTTGAATTGTCTCGACATCAAATCTTCAAGACGAGTAAGGTGTGGTGCAGATAGAATTTTATTTATAACCGCCTCTTCATTCAATGGCTTGATGTTCCCCTCTAATTGGAGAAAGGTATGTTCTTCTTTGCTAGTTATATCTTCCTCAAGCAAACCAAAGAATGAGAGGCAACGAGCTATCGCAAATGTTTCAGCAGCTTGAAGACCAGATATAAACACCGGTTCATATTGGTTCTTTTGGCTGCTATGTGCAGTTCGCTTTAACTCGCCTTTGTAGTAAAGTTCAGCTCTAACTATGTAGATGTCTTTGTGGCTGTCAACGAGGGAGGTTTTGATGGCTACATCTTCATCTCCGGCAACAGCTTTTATTTGACCCCACGCAGATAATTTTAACCTATTCGTTTTGCTATCTGTGTATAAGCCTTCTTTCCTACAAATCTTTTTATATTCTTCTAATTTATTTTTTAATGTATGTTCCATAGTTCCCTTGCTAGTTTTTTTTGTTTAGTTGTTAGATCAGAATAGTACCAGTGATCCAAATCTGGTTGCTCGACATATTGTGCCATAACTCTTCCATCACCATTACTTATGTCTAACAAATTCTGTATTACTTTTGCTTTCTCAATCATGTTATTAAAGTTTTTATCTAAATCTTGTCTTGAAGGTTTGAAAACTTTGTAACCTTCAGAGTTTGCATATACTAAATAAAAATCTTTTTTAGTTTCTCTTTCATACACAGATGTTTGAGCAAGATTATGGGGTCTTGGTTGTTCAGGTAGTTTTTGAACAGATACTGAATAACCTTTTTTTGTTTTTCTAAATTCAGGCGGTAAAATTTTAAGTTCCATACCCTTTGTATTACTTTCAAAGTCTATCCTACCTATGATTGGTAAAAATAAATCAATGTGTTTTAGATTTACATATCTTTCACATTGCACATCTTCATCACCAAATATTTCTTCTAATGCTTTTAAGACTTGTTTTGTAGTTGGTAAGATATATTCTTTCATTGCTTCTCTGCAATGTTTATCTTTCTCGTCTTTGATACCTTCTTTATTTAGTTCTTGTAGTTGTTTTTCTATTATTGTTTCTATACTCATTTATTTGCTTTCCAAATGTTCCGTCTTCTTTTTTTACAAAAAGATATTTACCAAACATTTTTTGAGCTACATTATTTACAGCAGAACCAAAGTGAAGTTTATAACCCTTTACTTGTTTTCTTCTTTCTTTTTGGTTCACCATTACATAGTCAATTATATATTTTGCTACAGGCGAAGATAGTTGGGTAAAAGAAAAATGATCGTACCCCTCACCGCCTGATAGCTTTGATTTTATTACATTTACTTTTTTTATATCCATTGTTTTTTTTACTTGCTTTTATATCACAAAATGATATATGTCAAATAAAAAATGACTTTACAAGAATGGATAAAAAAAGAAGGTATATCAAACGCAGAAGCGGCTAGGCGGCTAGATGTCAGCAGCTTTAATCCTTCGACTAATATAGGTCGTTGGGTTAGTATTGATCCAAAATCATTTCGTATTCCCCACGAAGATAATATGTTAAAGATCATGCGGGGTACAAACAAAGAAGTACAACCGAATGACTTTTATGAGCATATCTGGAAAATCAATAAAAAAGTTTAAGCGAGTTTTTATACACTGGATTGACATCGAGAGTTCTAGCGAATGGACTAATACTCTTGAGGGAAAAACCTATGCTCAAAATTGTTATAGTATTGGTTGGTTAGCTGTTAAGAATAAAGATAAGACTATCATATTTTCATCATATAGTTTAGATAATGAAGGATTAATAAATGATTATGGCGATGTTACCTGCTATCCTAGTTCGGTCATTAAAAAAATTACCTATCTTAAAAATGAAGAAGAAAAATAAAAAAAAGAAAAAGAAAAAAATATCAGGTTATTATTTTGATGGTAAGAAACTAATTGTTTTATATGAAACTAAAACTTCTTGATTTATTTTCAGGTATCGGTGGATTTAGTCTAGGTTTAGAAAGCACAGGATATTTTGAAACTATAGCATTTGTTGAGAAAGACAAATTTTGCCAACAAGTATTAAAAAAAAACTTTAAAGACATACCAATAGAAAGTGAGGTTAGAAATGTCAAAGGAGAAAGATACGCAGCAGACATTATTACAGGAGGATTTCCATGCCAACCATTCAGCGTTGCAGGAAAAAGAAGAGGAACAGACGATGACCGCTACCTCTGGGATGAAACTATTAGGATTATTAGGGAGTGCAAACCGAGGTGGTTTATTGGAGAAAATGTTGAAGGAATTATTAACATCCAAGACGGCTTGGTACTCCGACAGGTGCAAGATGATTTGGAAAAAGAAGGTTTCCAAGTCCAATGTCTTGTTATTCCAGCTTCAGGCATCGGTGCGTGGCATCAAAGGAAAAGAGTATGGATCATTGCCTACTCCAACAGCAATGGATTATATAGACAGAAAAACAATGAGACCATCAAGAGCAGCAACAAATCGAAAGACGGGGTATCTATCAGAGATGATAAAGATGTACCCAACTCCAACTCAAGACGCAGCATCGGAAAGAACGAAGAAATACAAACAAGGGGGGACACCATTAACAATGGCAGTAAAGATGTTTCCGACACCAACAGCGGGGTGCGAGGAAGGTGGAGAACAAAGCAATCGAGTAGAGCAAACGAAGTCTGGCGGTTTTGTATTAAGAAAGAAAAACAAACCCAACATGACATTCGGAGCAAAACTATCGGATGCGATACTATACATGGAGAAGATGTACCCAACACCGACAGCGAGGGATTACAAGGACATAGGCTACAACCCAAGTTGGAAACCGAAACAACAGAAATCAATTCCAACAGAAGTTCTAAAGAACAATACTCATGGTGGCAAACTCAATCCACATTTTGTGGAGTTCCTTATGGCATATCCTATGAATTGGACAAAGGTAGAGCCAACAGAATAAAGTCTTTAGGTAATAGTATTGTGCCTTTAATTGCAAGAGAATTAGGTATTGCTATTATGAAAGCTGAAGATGAGACACACTAAACATTTTGATAAGAACCTTTACAATCGTTGGCATAGAAGGTTTGATAATATTGCAATGGTCGATATAGATCAGGTCGAATGTTGTCAGGTTAAAGGTTGTTGGCAGCCGTTAGCTCTAGTTGAAACTGCCTATGATACTGGTAATTATTATAAAACTACGACTATTACTAGATGGCTAGGTGAAAAGGCGAATATCCCTGTATGGCTCGTATTTTACAAGAAAGACGAAATTATAGGGGGTGATAGCCTAACCTTCAAAGTTCGTCAAATTTACCCCCTCTACAGCGATTTAAAGGCTATATCTGAAGCGGAATGGGTCAGCTATTTAAGGAATTTACAACATAAGCATTACTTGGAAAAACATTGTGATAAAAAAGACGAAATACGAACAACATATCCGGTTAGCAACAAAGATATTAAATGACAGGGACTTTTTAAAGATACCAAAAAGAGATAGGCTCGGTTGTCTTGGTGCTTTGATTGTCTTGCTGCGTTTTGCTGATGGTAGAACACGAAAGAGTTATCCTCGTCTTCAAACCATTGCTAATCTTCTAGGTTGTGGCAAGAATAAGGCTAGGAAGAGCTTATTGTGGCTAAAAAAGGTCGGCATTATATCAATAAAAAGGCTACAATCCACTAATTTATATCAAATCCACCCTTTTTTTTATGTAGGTGATAGTGAAGTTTCAAAACAGGTATATCAGAAGTTTCAACGGGGGACTTCTGAAGTTTCAAATCAGGTAGGTATTAATAAAACTATCTTTAATATATCTAAAACAAATCCAACAATAGATAAGATAATAAAAAAGTATGGTCATGATAAAGAAACATTAATAGATCAATTAGCGACACTCCCCCTGCCTGACTTACAATCTGAATATAATAACAACTTAAATAAGTATTATATGAAATTAGCTATTGAGAAAAAGAATGGCGGGTAAGCCTCGACAAAAGGTATTTTGTCAAGGGATAACAAGGCTCGGCAATCCTTGTAAAGCTAAAGGCTTTCTTTGTTTAAATGGTAAATGGCTTTGTCGGTTTCATGGTTATCAGAATAGAGAAGGTTATTTAAAGCCTAGATTTACCAAAGAAAGTAGAATAAAGATGTTGAAGACACTATATCAATTTAGGAATTATACAGACAATGATTTTGAAAAATACTATCAAGAAAAAATTATCCCAAGACTTAACAATAGAACAAGTGAATACAATCGAAGGCGAACTCATATCAGGAAAAACTCTTACCGAAATATTTTCAGAGAAAAATCCATATCAGGTCAGCTTACAGAAATTCTACGCTATGTTAAAAAGAAACAAAGAGTTAGAGATAAAGATCATTGAAGCTCGTAAAATGGGTATGCAGACATTGATAGATAAGATTATGACATTGCTGCAAACAGAAGAAATAACTGATCCTAATTTAATTTTATGGTTAAGAGAACGAATTAACTTTGTTAAATGGACTGCTAGTAAAATTACAGATTTATATTCAGATAATAAACCTCAAAAGGTAAATACAGATCAGAAAATTAGTATAGCTTTTGAAGATAATTTAGGGGAAATAATTGATGTTTCAGGCGAGATTGAGGAAGTGTCCCCAACCCCGCCTAAAAATTAATTATCTTTATATTCGTGTGGTGTAAATGTTACTTCTATTTTACAATCTTTACCTGTACCATGTTGATGCCACGCTTGATCAAGGTCAGATAATAATTGTATAAAAGTTCTACCCATTATACATTCTTTTGATGTCATTTCTTGTTGAACAGAAGTATTTTTACTTTGTTTTCCATTCTTCCAAGTATAATCCATAGAACGTATTATGTATTTATCTATGTGCATAGCTTTCCCTTTCTTTTTTTAGTTTAAAGTAAGTGTAAATAAACCCTTTAGCACTTAATATATTTAAAAGAGTTTGTTTCTTTAACTCTTCTAAATTCTGTTTATTTGTACCAATATTTGTCGATATTCTCGTTGTTATATTCGACTGCTTGATACTTGTTTTTTCTTGGCTTTGATCGTTTAATATAATCATTAGCTTTTGCTTCTGTTTCAAAGATTTCATTAGTGTATGATGTCCATTTGTTGTCTTTGAAAATTATAATAAAATACATTAATCATATTATATATTACTATTGTTTTACTTCCCATTCTTTTTTAAGTATTAAAGGTTTTTGTGATAGCTCATACTTTAGAGATATTACTTGAATACAATCAAATAATTTGTCTATGTCTTCAGGATCGCTGTTCATCTCACTAAGCAATCTTTTAAGTTTTGAATTAATGTTTTTTAATTTTGTTTTTATTTCTTGCTTTGTCATTTATCCCTCTTTTGTTTTATGTGTTTTGTGTCATCATACAAAGAACACCATTCATAAAAATTATTATCATTCATTTTTTTTATTTCTTCCTCATTGTATAGTTTGTCGTTTTCATCACTATAAGGAACATTCCATTGAATATAAAAGCTACTATCTTCATTCAGTAAATTATCATATTCTTGTCTTGCTTGTTCTTTTGTTTTCATATATCCCCCTTAAAATATTATAGCACCTAAGATAAAGCTCAGAATAGCTATTACTATTTCTGTTCGATATAGTAACGACCACCGGCTTAAATCTTTTCGCCAATTTTTAGTTATATAAATATCTTTACCAAATAAAGTTATTCTCATTCTTCCCCCTTCTTTTTACTTTCATTATTTAATAATCTTTTTAATTGTAATTCAATCGTTGTTAATGTGTTTATAGTTGAAGGGTGATAATTATTTTCCATTGCATAATCACCTAATTTATAAACATCATTTATTAATTTTCTTAACTCTTCTCTCATTATTCCCCCTTTTTTATTTTGTTATATGTTCCATAACCGCCAATTAAATTGTTTAGTTTCATTGGTGTTATATGGTTTGGTATTGGCTTTCTATACTTCAACCAATCAAGCCAAGCTGCTTTATATTTATAATGTTTTATAATATTTATTTTATACATTAGGCGACCTTCTTTTGTTGAGTTTCAACAACATAGACCCCGCTATCATAATCAATACATGAATATGAATAACCTATGGCGTTTAATATTCTTTCAACAGAAGACACACCGCAAGACCCGTTTATTTGTGGTATTGTGTGTTTATCTGTTGGAAGTTTAGAAGATTGTTTATAGAAATCTTGGTATCTAGCAAGACCTACAAACCCGTCTTTCTCTTCTTGTTTTAATGTCTCTTCTGTTGGTTTCCAATTTGGATTATGAAAACTTAACCCGTAAAACTCTTCTTTTAATTTAAGAAGATCATTTTTAAAGTTAGTCTCAACCCATTGAGCCAAAGAAGTTCCGGTCATATCGTAACCACCCCCGTTGCATCTTCCAACCTTTTCACCATCTACAAGAAGAGTACAAACATTATACCCGTAGCTATTTCTAGCTCTTGAAGTAGTCCACTTATATTTTAAATTATATCTAGTCATTTTTTCCCTTTTGTTAGTTGTTTATCTCTTTATATGTGAGGCTATCATTATTGTCAAGCATTAAATAATATTATTTAATATAAAAAAAAAGACCCGGAAATATTGGTATAAATCCGGGTCTAGTTTAGAATAATTATAAACTAACTATTGTTTTATCATTCCATTATAAACAATTTTATTTAATAAATTATTCTTTTTGTTTTTATAAGATACCCAAATTAATTGATTTGGATATTTAATTGCTAATTGTTTTAATAATTTTTTAAAACTGTTAGCACTTAAAAGCTCACTTGATTTGTCAGCTTTTGTTATTTCATAAGTGTATTTCATTAAGCAACCTTTTTGATTATATCGTTTTCAAGTGTAACTTTTGCGAAATACGATCTTGATTGATTACAACCAATTATAGTTCCAGTTGATTTATATTCGTTACCAAAAATAGAAGTTTCAATATAATCAAGTTCTTGACCTATTGCCTCTTTTAACTTCTTTTTAGTTTCATAACATAATTGAATCATTGTTTTTTTCCTTTTGTTAGTTTGTTTTAATATAACCTATCATAAAAAGAGATATAGTCAAGATATAAAATATATAAAATAAATTATGAATAAATCTTGCAACTTTTTAATTAAGCGACCCTGCACCGGCTCTCGGGTATAATAGCGGTTTAATCTCACACAATATGAGTACCGATATATTATCGTTATCAACCCTTATATATATATTTTTGCAACCGGTCATATATTTTGTATGTACCCCCCCTATACCCCCAAGATGTAGTCGCATTATTATATATATATATATACATGGGACTGCGGGACACCTTTAGACACATTGATTGATTATCCCAACAGATACTATATGTAGTAGGTTATGTGGAATTTTATACAAGATAATTTATATTCAGTTGTGTTGGTTGACCACAAAACCAATACCTTAACAATAAAAATATATGGGTTTGAAGATATGGTCAGTGCCGAGATGGTTGGTCAGATGACTATGAACTTGCTAAACTTTGAATATGACGAAGGTAAGTACCCCATGCAAAGTAAAATGCTGCACTAATGCAAATAAGAATACCTTATACGCCTAGAAAATTTCAAAACTATTTACATCAACGGATCAGAGACTATCGCTGGTCAGTATTAGTTTGTCATAGAAGATTTGGCAAAACAGTTTGTATGATAAATCATTTACTCATGGCTGCCTTAACTTCTAAAGTAAGTAACCCCCGGTATGCCTATATTGCACCCACCTTCAAACAAGCAAAGTCTATAGCTTGGGATTATATAAAACAATTTACTCATAAGATACCCGGAGTAAAATTTAACGAAACTGAACTTCGAGTTGATTTACCGAACAAAGCTCGTATCACTTTGCTAGGCTCTGAAAACTGCGATGGCTTGAGAGGTATATATTTAGATGGCTGCGTAATTGATGAGTATGCCAATGTTAATGATAGATTGTTTCCAGAAATAATTAGACCCGCATTATCAGATAGAAAAGGTTTTTGTATATTTATAGGAACACCGCAAGGTATGAATAATAACTTCTATGAATTATTCCAACACGCAAAGGGAGCAGATGATTGGTTCTACTTCAAAGCAAAGGCAAGTGAAACTAAGGTTGTAGATCAAGATGAGTTGACCAAAGCAAAAGAGGTTATGGGTGAAAACAAATTTAAGCAAGAGTTCGAATGTGATTGGATTGCAAACATCGAAGGTTCTATTTATGGCAAGACTTTGGCAAAGATTGAGAACCAAAGACAGATAACTAGAGTTCCATACGATCCTAGTCTTCCTGTAAATACCGCATGGGATTTAGGAGTATCAGATCATTCAGCTATAATATTTTTTCAACAACTAGGAAGATCAATCAATATCATAGATTATCATGAAGAACGGGGACAAGGTATGCCTCACTTTATAGAGCTAGTAAAGAACAAGGAGTATATCTACAAGGATCATTTTGCTCCACATGATATAGAAGTTACTGATTTTAGTAATGGTAAAACTAGAAGAGAGGTAGCCTATCAGCTTGGAATAAGATTTAAGGTTGTACCAAAGCTGCCACTAGAAGACGGAATACACGCAACTACAATGACTTTGCCTAGATGTTGGATTGATGTAGATCATTGCAAAAAGCTCATAGATGCGTTAAGACATTACCACAGGAAGTATTTGGATAAAAATCGAATGTTTAGATCAAAGCCGGTACATGACTGGAGTTCACACGCCTGTGATGCCTTGCGTTACATGAGTATTGGACTAACTGAAATTAGTAATAGACAAACTGCTCCGCAAGTTGTAGCAGATAATAGTTATAGGATATTATAAATTATGGGATCATTATTTTCACCAAAAATGCCACCGCTTCCTCCACCACCACAACCTTTGCCTGAACCACCCAAGGCGGAAGTTTCTGCGGAAGAACGAGAAAGAATAGCTGCTGAACAAGCTGCTCTTGAAAGAAGAAGACGGGGTAGAAAATCAACTATTCTTACTTCACCTCTTGGAGATCAAACAGAGGCTGAAACAGAAAAGAAAACTTTACTAGGAGCTTAACATGGGATCACCAAGAAGAAGACCACCACCTCCACCACCGCCACCACCAGCTCCAAGACCCGCACCAAAACCAGTGCAGGTAATGACACCTACAGCTAGTGAGGTAGATCAATCAGGAGATGCTTATTCGGTTAGAACTAAACGAAGAGGAAGATCACAAACTATTTTAACTGGACCAAGAGGTGTTGAAGATGAACAAAATTTAACTTTAGGTCGAAGAAGTTTATTAGGAAGATAATGGCACAAACAGAATTAACAAAAGATTTATCTAAAAGATATAGCAAACTAAAAGGTCAGCGTAGTTATTGGGAAACGCATTGGCAAGAAGTTGCGGATTACATGATGCCTAGAAAAGCAGATGTAGTTAAAAGAAGATCAAAAGGAGATAAAAGAACAGAATTAATTTTTGATAGTACACCTTTACAAGCTGTAGAACTTTTATCAGCATCACTACATGGAATGTTGACTAATCCTTCTACACCTTGGTTTTCACTTAAATACAAAGATGATGGACTAGGTGAAGATGATGATGCAAAACTTTGGTTAGAAGGAGCAACTAATGTTATGTATTCTGTTTTTAATAGCTCTAACTTTCAACAAGAAATATTTGAATTGTATCATGATTTAATCACATTTGGTACGGCAGCAATGTTTGTTGAAGAAGATGATGATGATGTATTAAAATTTTCAACAAGACATATCAATGAAATATTTATTGCAGAAAATGAAAAAGGTAAAATAGATACAATTTTTAGAAAATTTAAAATATCTGCAAGAGCTGCAATCAGACAGTTTGGTGATGTATCAACTGCAATCTCAAAAGTAAATCAAAGATCAGGTTACGATGAAGTTACTATTATTCATGCAGTATATCCAAGAAACGATTTCAATCCTGAAAAACAAGACAAACAAAATATGCCTTTCGAAAGTGTGTACTTTGAGGAAGGTACATTAGATGAATTATCAGTATCTGGTTTTAAAGAATTTCCATTTGTTGTACCAAGATATTTAAAAGCATCACATGAAATCTATGGTCGTTCACCTGCAATGACTGCTTTACCTGATGTCAAAATGTTAAACGAGATGGCAAAGACTACAATTAAAGCTGCACAGAAACAAGTTGATCCACCTTTGCTTGTCCCTGATGATGGTTTTATTTTGCCGGTAAGAACTGTTCCGGGTGGTTTAAATTTTTACAGATCAGGAACTAGAGATAGAATAGAACCATTAAATATAGGAGCAAATAATCCTCTTGGTTTAAATATGGAAAATCAAAGAAGAGATGCAATAAGAAATACTTTTTATGTAAATCAGCTTATGTTGCAACAAGGTCCACAAATGACAGCTACAGAGGTTGTCCAAAGAAACGAAGAAAAGATGAGATTACTTGGACCAGTATTAGGAAGATTACAATCTGAATTATTAAAACCTTTAATTGATAGATCATTTGCTATATTATTTAGAAAAAATATGTTTGCTCAAGCACCTGAAAGTTTATCTGGTAAAGACATAGAAATTGAATATGTATCACCATTAGCTAAAGCTCAAAAATCTACAGAGTTACAATCTATCATGAGAGGTATAGAAATAATGGGATCACTTGCAAATGTTGCACCTGTATTTGATTATATAGATTTTGATAAATTAGTAAGACATTTAGTCGACATCGTGGGTGTTCCTAAAAAAGTTTTAAAAACTTCAGATCAAGTAAATGCAGAAAGACAAGCTAAACAAGAACAACAAGAACAAATGCAACAAATGCAAGAACTACAACAATTAGCAAGAGCTGGTAAAGATGTTGCTCCATTAGCAAGAGCATTACCAGAAGATGCTCAAGCAGTTGCGGAAGGAGTAAGTGAACAATTAGCAGAATAATATGATTTCTGAAAAACAACTAGAAAAAAATATTCAAGAGTTAAAAGAAAAATATAAATTTGTATTTAACACAGATGAAGGCAAAGCTATATTAGATGATCTTGAAAAAAGATGTCATTATCATTCTACCACCAATGTAAAAGGTGATAGTCATGAAAGTGCATATTTAGAAGGACAACGAAGCGTTCTTCTATTTATTAAATCAATGCTTCGAAAGGAGAACATAAATGTCAAGTGAACAGATACCGGAGAATAATACTCCGCCTGTAGAGACACCAAAAACAGAAACGCCTACAGAGACAACACAGACCCCTGCTCCAAAAACAGAGGGTTTAGTTTCATCAACAACAGACAGCACAGTTCAAACAGCAAAGTCATGGAAAGAAACTATTTCACCAGAGTATAGAGACGATCCAAACATTGCAAAGTTTACCGAGATAGATGCGTTAGCTAAAAGTTATATCAACGCAACTAGAATGATTGGAACTGATAAGGTTGCTATTCCAAATAAAAATTTTACTGAAGATCAGTGGAATGAGTTTTATAATAAAGTTGGAAGACCAGAAACACCAGATAAATATAATTTATCTTTTAAATCTGAAGTAGCACCTGTCGATGAAGGTCAAATAAAAACATTTGCAGAAAATGCACATAAACTTGGTTTAACAACTGAACAAGCTCAAGGTGTATTAGATTATTATAATAACACTGTAGAGGCTTCTGCTAAACAACAACAAGTAGATTTAGAAACATCTCAAGCTCAATCTCAACAATTACTTCGTGAAGAATGGGGTAAGAACTATGAGGGTAATCTAAAAAGAGCAGCAGGTGTAGCTAAAGCAAATCTCTCGGCAGAAGTTTTAGATTTACAAATGCGAGATGGTTCAAGATTGGGTGATAATGTTGATGTTATAAAAGGCTTTGCAAAGATTGCAAACTTGTTATCTGAAGATAAAATAGTTGCAACTGAAAGCGAAACTCAAATGCCTAACAAAGATATTGAGACAGAAATATCTCAAATTATTAATAATAGGCAAGGACCATACTGGAATAAAACACATCCAGATCATGATAAAACAGTACAACAAGTATTAACTTTAAGGGAAATGATAGATGGATCATCTAAATGATATTGAATTAAGGTTAGAATGTGTACGATTGGTAAAGGAGTTTGGTACAGAAAATCAGAAATCAAACCCCTTGCCAATCGCTGACGAATATTATAAATGGATAACTAGAGGTAAGAAAACTCGCAAGAGCCTTACTGACAGCAAGGAAAAGACTGCGGTCTAAAAGACTTTAAATCCAAGAGATGCCTGTCTTCTGACAGAGAACCTTTCTGATATAACTAAACTTAACAATGGGAGACTAATATGTCATCACAAGTAACAACAGCATTTGTACAGCAGTATTCTGCTAACATTCAAATGTTGTCGCAACAAATGGGTTCGTTGTTAAGAGACAAAGTACGAGTTGAAAGCGTCAATGGAAAAAATGCGTTCTTCGATCAAGTCGGAAGTGTAACGGCTGTGAAAAGAACAAGCAGACATTCAGACACTCCACAAATAGACACTCCTCATGCTAGAAGAAGGGTATCTTTAGTGGACTATGAGTTTGCTGATCTTATTGATGAACAAGACAAAGTGCGTCTTTTAATCGACCCGACATCGTCTTATGCTCAAGCTGCTGCTTTCGCAATGGGTAGAGCTATGGATGATGAAATCATCAGTGCTGCATTAGGTACAGCATTTACTGGTGAAACAGGATCAACTAGCACAGCCAATGCAAATCAAATTGTACATGGTTCTGCTGGTTTGACTATTGCTAAATTAAGAACTGCAAAGCAGACACTTGATTTAAATAGTGTTGATCCATCAATCCCAAGATTTATCATTGTTGGTCCTAAACAGATCACTGATTTACTTGGAACAACTGAGGTAACAAGTTCAGATTTCAACACTGTCAAAGCATTGGCAAATGGTGAAATCAATTCGTTCCTTGGTTTCAACTTCATTGTATCAAACAGATTATCTTTAGATGGTACTACTAGATCGTGCATAGCTTATGCTCAAGACGGAATTGCTCTTGGTGTAGGTAAAGATGTCATGGCTAGAATAGACGAAAGATCGGACAAAGGGTATGCTACTCAAGTGTACTACTGTGCATCTTTTGGAGCTACTAGAATGGAAGAAGATAAAGTTGTAGAAGTACAATGTACAGAAAGTTAATAGAGGAGGATAAAAGTTATGGGAACTAAAAATACAGACCTAGTTGCAAACTTTGAGGCTTCTCCTCAAGTTGCAAACAATTCGGCTGAATTACATGGTGTTTTAAGAACAGCTCATGGAACAGTCGAACTTGCAGCAGGTGATAGTGATAATGACGATATTGTAATGTTAGCACCGATCCCTTCAAATGCTGCTGTGCCAAGTTTATTCATTGGTTCAGACACATTCGGTGGATCGTGTACTTTCAATGTCGGTATCTACAAAACTGATGGTACAGTAAAAGACGAAGATGTTTTTGCTACAGATGTTGCTGATGCAGCAGCTATGGCAGATGTTCGTTTTGAAGCTGCTAACATCGACACTGCTGGAAAGAAAATGTTTGAGTTAGCTGGTGATTCTACAGACCCGGGAGGGTATTACTACATTGCAGCAACAATGAGTGCTGCTGGTGGTACTGCCGGTACTATGTCGTGGAATATCACTTATGTAGTTAATTAAACAATAGATATTGAGGGGGAGAAATCCCCCTCTTTCAAAAATGACAGTTGCTAGATTTGATCCAAGATTAATTGATTTGTACAAAGAGCCTAGACTTTTGTTGCATTTTCAATGGGGAAGAGATAATAAAATTTATAGATATGCTTTAGTTGAAAAAATTGATATAGGTAATATCAACGATTTAACTAAACAAAAGAAAGATGAAGTAAATCTTTCTGAAGAGGATATTTGGAAAAAGTATGGCATCAGTAGTAGATATTTGTAATGGAGCATTAAATCAATTAGGAGCAACAACTATACTCTCACTTACAGAAGATAGTAAAAATGCTAGACTACTCAATGCTAGATATACTCAAGTTAGAGA